ATGACACAAGCGGTTTGATATTGATATTTTTTGCAAAATCTATTTAATGATTACATATTTTACCTGATTTTTCTCGGCATCTTTTTGTTGTTGAGCGTCTAACTCTTTCTTTAATCGATCCAAATAGATCTTGTTTTTATAAAGCCCAATCGCAACAGAACCAATAAGGGTGACAGATAGACCAAAAATCGTAGCATGAAAGAGCGTAATATCTTGAGCAAAAGCCCCTAATACGAAAAATATAACCCAACTCATCAGCCAACCGATGAAAACGGCTTTTACACAGGAAAATAAGAACATATGCGACTCCTTTTTTTGAAATCTAACACTACACCGATTAAATTTCAACAAATTTACGCTACCACTTCCCTAAATTGAGCTGAAAGCGTCCAAAAGCCTTGTTGTTGGTTTGTTTTCCATTCATCACAACGAAATTTTCCTTGTGTTGAACCGTGCGGAGTCCATAAAAATGCTTTTACACCGCCTTGATTATTTAAAAAGGCTTCAATTCGTTTTATTCGGCTTTCTGCGCCACTAAAAGAAATATCATAAATGCGGAGATTGTGATTTAATCCTTTGGGTGCTACTTGCTCGTAACCATTACCAAACTTAAGTTTCATCACCTCAGGCTTTTTCGTGAGTTGCATTCCCCAATCGGGATTAAAGTTAAAGGTTTCCACACTAAATCTCCGTATTTTGTACATTCAGGAAAATCACATCAAGCTGTTTAATTACCTTGATTTCCCATACTGCTAACTCTATCTGAAGCAGTCTATTCCACGCCTCAATCTCAGCATAAGTAATGGGACAAAGCCCCATACCTGACTGTCGAGAAAGAGATAGCTCATAGAAAAAACCCAGCAGATAACTTATCGCTGGGCTAATTTCGATATTCTCAAGCTCTTCAGGAACACTACCAGTCTGCTCTTGAATAGCCAAAAGATGTTCTCGCAAGGTGCAATCAGAATCCTTTGGCTTTTTGTCTAATTCAAATTCCTTTTTAGCATATGCCAACAAATCATCAATTAGCTCTTCAAGAACTTTCCCAAATCGTTTGAATGTTCAAGAATTTGTTCGATAATCCAATCACATTCCGTTAATAACATTCGGGCATTTTCCTCTGTAAACGGCAATTCTTTTTTATCGCCAAATTCCACATTCTCCCAACCAACTATGCGATTTAATGCCAGTTCAACGCTGTCTTCTTTGATTTCATCCAATTCTTTAAATTTTGGATGACGGGTGCGTGCATTTTCCAATTCGCGTTTTTGCTCTTTGCGTAATTGTTTTGCAAAGAACTTTTGAGCTTGGTCTGATTTTGCACTCACGACGTGAATGAATACCCCTAATCCCTCTCCTGTGACAGGATGTGTCAGTTCAAAACGGTATTTTTCTGAAATACTGTCTTTTGCAAGATCTTTTAAGTTCATTGTAATTCCTCTCTATTAAGCCAATGTATCTTGTACAATCATTGTGGTTGCTTTTTTCAAACTATCATCAATGGTGCTTTCTGCATCAAAAACAGCAGGAAAGGCATCATAATTCAAGGTTTGAATTAAATTATCGCCACTATTCACTTCTGATGAAGTGAGTTTCACACCTGGTAAAATTAAAGTAACATAATCTGAGTTGGTTTCGCTTTCTGCATCCATTCGTAAGGCAAGTGAAAGGGATGTGCCATTTCTGACCGCTTGCCACATAGCTTTATCTTTCAAGTAGGTAGAAAACGAACCACTGACTTTAATTGAACCGATAAATACATCAGGCGCATAGGTTGCACCTAAAACAGGCTCACTGCTTGCACCGAGATCGATGTCAATTTTAAAACCTGTCACAAAACCGACTTCCGCTTTATTGAGTAACAGTTTTCCTTTTACCCCTGCTAATTTTCCTGATTGAGCAATCGGGGTAGGATTTGTAAAGTAAGTGGCTTGTAGCTCTTCACTTTTTTGCCCTAAGAATGAAACGGTGACAGAGGAAATACCGTTAGGCTGAACATCAATGCTCATTTTAGAAACACGACAACCTGTATAAACACGGTTTACGTTAATATCTTGGAAAATCTCTTCGATGGTGAATGAATCCGTGGTGTGATTAGCATCAGGCACAATGAGAATTTTTCCGTTTTTCTCGCCAGTACCATTTGACGTTTTCTTAATAATCGGGGTTTTAGCCTCTGCGGTAAATGCACCACGCAAAACCGCCGCAAAGAACTGCGACCATTGCCCAGCCGATAGTTCACCTTTAATGTCGCCTTCGACCTTTTCAAAACCGACAATAGAGGCGGAACGTTGTAAATCAGAACGGATTTCTTCTGATTGGAACGATTCAAAATTGGCATTTAAGGATGTTTCAATGCGTGGAATGATTTTGGCTCCTGTTTTAGCTGGTTTTGTACCAAAAACGGATTCCTTGCTGATAACCAGTGTTCTTTTGACTTCTTGAGCCATAGTTACTCCTTATTCAGCTCGTAGGCTGTGTAATGGATTGTGATAGGTAAAGCCAACTTATCATCATTTAAAAAAATACCGCCAATGGTGGGCGGTTGAGAGATAACAACTTGAACATTCTCTTCAATGATAGATTGACCGTAAAAATGATTGCGGATTAGCTCCGCTCTTTCTTCAATGGCGTGCGTGCCGTTGCCATTTGGATAGAACAAGGTCACCTGTAAAAACCCTGTTTCAACAGAAAGCGGTTTATCAGAAATGCTTGCTGTATCACTGGTTGTTACAGAAAGAAAAACCGCTTGATAAGGCAAACTCACTTTATTGTTTACCCCCTCCCAAGCGGTACTAAACTTGCCTAATTCCGTTAGTTGCGTTTGTAGAATGGATCGAATGATTTTTTTCATTACCAAAGCCCTAATGTTGGATTTCTAGCTAAATATGCTTTTAGCTCTTTAACGGTTATCCGAACCATACCTTGAGGAGCTTGGATAGAATAACCATTCTTCGTTTTCCCTGATGGGTTTTTCGGAGGATTAGGATAAAGCCCATATTCCAACGCAGGGGCATAAGGCAAGTTAGTTGCAATATAAATCACATCGCCAAATTTCGCCTTGCCAATATGTTCATTTGAGCCATTAAAATTCGTGGGTAAAGCTGAGACAGACACCGTCCAACTTCGCCTTAACGCTCCCGTATCAACAGGCGATTTCGCTTGCACTTTCGCAAAAGCATCTAACGCTACTTTACGAATGACTAAGTTTTTCCGTTGCTCAATCTGCTCAATTTGTTGCTGAATTTGTGCAATAAAACTACTCATTTCATTGTTTCCGCCCTTGGCATTGATAAAGCATTGCAACGTTAGCTGGTTTTATCGGTTGAACAGCAATAATGCTCCAGACTTCGCCATTCACTTCAACCGCTGAGCCTACCTCTGCTTTTTCTGTCAGATAAATAACCACATCGCCTTGCTCTATCGCAACAGCTCCCCCTCTAGAAGTTCCGCCACTTTGAAATGAAGGGAAATCATAAGACAGATTATCAAAAAGACAGTAAGCATTCTGTTTACTGATTTCAGTTTGCATTTTTCCCGTAGTTGGATCGTATTGCCCGGATATTTGTGTTTTAATCACACAAGGCGAACCAAACTTCTGAATTAACTGCTTGGAGATTTGCTTTAATTTGCCGTACAAGTTACCCCCTTAACAAGGACACATTGTTAGTAGATGATGAATTTAAAAAGCGAGAAAGCAAGGTTTTGACATACTCAAACCGATTGCTACTACCACTGATAGTCGCTTGATTTTCGTAATTGACAGAAATAGGCCCTACTTTCACGCTTGCCATCTTCTGTTCTGGGTTCTGATTTAGATCAGACTGCAATGCTAATTCGCAAACCGCATATTTCACTTGTAACGGAATTTCGCTACTCTCTTGACTACTTTCTTGACGTGGAAATTGTCTGATTTGCGTAGGATCTGCTTTCTCTCCCACAAAACGATAATTGTGATCGAGAAAATCTGATGCACTAACTAAGCGACGAGCTTTTTGTTCATCATCAAGTTCATTCCACGCCTCAAAACTGGCCCTCAATTGATGGTAGCCATTTGCCTCTTCAAGAGAAACATAACTATCCGTTGGTACGTTCAGGGTCATTGTCGCCCCCTTTCGCTTGCTTTAATAACGCAATCAGCTCATCTTTCTTCGCTCCTTGTGGAATTTCCACATTTAAGGCTTTAAGTGCGGTGGTTAATTCTGGCACGGTCATCTTGTCTAATGTTTTTTGTTGAGAAGATGATTCAGGCAATGTGTGCTTTGGCAAATGCTGATAACGTTCAGGAATATCTCCACAAACCGCATCGCATTGTTCAATAAAATCCGTTGCGTGATACGCACCTAAATTTCGCAGAGTTAATCCATTTTCTTTCGCAAACTTCACATTTTCAGACGAAAAATCGTGGGTAAAATAGAGAATTTTCATTCTAAACTCCTAAAAAATAGGGCTAACCCTAATAGTTAGCCCTGCCAGCCTAATTAACGTGTTTTGATTAACACACCTGCGGTATCTTTATCAAAAGTTGCAGATTTAACCCAGTTTGTAGGTGTACCTAATGCGGAATCATTTGGCGACTTGCCACCTGCTTGCATATCCCAGGTGTATCCGTGGATACCAACATTGTAGGTCCACTCAGCTTGGTATGTTGCAGAGATATTTTCACCGCCTGTTTTCGGTACAATCACGCTGTTAAAGTCATTATTACCACTAACAATGATTGCATTCTCCACTAAACCAAGCGTGTTATACGCCGTATTTTGCGTATCAACTAATGCCGGGCTATCGGTAACAATGAACAAACGACCGAATGGATCACGAATTACATTGATGTTGTCATAAGTGAAAAGTTTTTCCGTATTCGTTAATGCATTGTCAAATAAGCTATGCATTGTGGTTGAATGCAACGCCCAGCCTTTAATCGCACTTGAACGATCACCAAATAATGCCGCACCTTTATTCAGAGTACGGAATGTCGGTGCATTCGTTTTATCATCAAGCACAGTTTTTGTGTTACCACCAATTGCAGCAACACCAGCTAATACAGCGGTGTTCAACATATCCGCCATACGAGCCTTAGCTAATTGTTCACCAATGGTAATTGCCGCTAATTCAGGATTTTTTAAGATCCAGTGATATTGTTGTGGTTCATATTCCAGTGGTGGCGTACCTGCTGCAACTTTTACCGCCACATTCAACATTTGTTGCAAACGTTTTGAGTCCACTGAACCTGAGCCATAAGCATTACGGCGGCGAACTAAACCGCTAATTGCTTTAAAGCTAGAACGGATATCGAAATCCCCTTCTGTTGGCACATTTTGCAGAACGATAGTCCCTGCTGATGCCTCATTGAATTTTTGAATATCTTGATCAACCATTTCGGTTAATGCTGTTTGGGTCTGTTTGTTAAAGACTTGCAAATCAAAAGCCATAAATTCTCCTTATGGATTAAATAATCACTATGCTACGGATTGCATATAAGCAATTCGCTCTTCATCTGTTTTACATTCACTCAGTGATTTAGGTTTTGTTGCAGATGAACCACCTGCACCACCGCCACCACCGCTTGAGCCAGAGCCTTTTAGAATAGAGTTTTTGTTAGGGTAAGCATCCACTAAAGCCTCTAACGCCTCTTCAAAATCCGCACGTTGCCCCGGTTTTACTCGACTGAAAATTTCATTGCCAAACGCATCTTTTGCCAAAATTGCACCGTTTTCATCAATGCTAAAATGCTTACCAAAGAACGCTTGAGCCACATCAACAGGCATTGCCAATTTCTCTGTGACAAACTTAGAGCGAGCGAATGAGCCGCCAATTAACTCAGTATGCAACTGCCCTTGTACTTTCTCTGCTAACGCTTTAGCATCTGCCAGTTTTTGCTCATAACCCTTAATCACTTCTTGTTTAACCTTTTCCGCTTCACCTGCATCAATCAGTTTTTTAGCGTCAAGGTTTTCCACCGTTTTTAAGGCTTCTTTTGCTTTTGCCACATCATCAATTCCGTCAAACTTTTTGAGTTCTGCTTCCGCTTTTTCTTTAGCCTCACGGTGTTGCTTGTTTTCAGCATTGAGCGAAGAAATTTTTTGCATTGCTTGCGGTGCATCAAAAGGGATTTCCTTCCCGTCATCGTGGGTATACACGGGTTTACCATCTACAACCACAACATTGCCTTTTTCATCGAGTTTTAATTTCATTTGGATTTCCTTCCTAAGTGAGTTGTGTTTCTTCCGAAACGTGGATAATAAAAACCGCACGATCTTGCGAAAGTGCGGTTAATTTTCATGTAATAAAAAAGGTGCGATCGTCATAACCACACCTTAAATATCAAGTAATAACTGTTCCATTCTATCTAGCCGTGCTATACCAATTTCATAAGTATGCTTTTCTAATTTTCGTTTTTGTAATGCTCGTCCTGCTTCGCTTCCGCGTTTTTTTGATGCGTTTTCATTTTCTTCTAGAACTTCACGCTGTTGTCGAATTTCATCCCACTTCGCTACGCCCGTAGTCCAGTAATCCCAAAGCACTTCATAACATTCTTTTTGATAACGAATAAGTTTCTCTTTTAATTCTGGCTTAACTTTGGAAACTTTGACCCCAAATAGCCACCCATTGAGATAGTGCAATGGTAAACAAACCGCTTCTTGTTCACCACCATTTGAAGGTATTCGTATAACACGAATACCTTGCGAAAGAACCTCATTGCGCTGTAATCGCTCGAATTGTGCGTGCCAGACTAAACCGATATTTTCTACAATCTGTTTCATCGGTACATAAGGCTTGCTGTTATGATTGATGACTAAAATTTCTGAACCAAAGAATTTTGCTTTTAATGCTTGCATAAATGCCTCCTAGTTTCTTCCCACTAAAAAGAAACCTGTAAGAAATAGCGAGTGGGAGACACAAACGCTACTTGTCGAGTGTACTTTTCTATCTTGCAGGCAATAAAAAACCGCTTACACATTGCTGTATAAGCGGTTTAGTTGAAATTTAGGTATAAAAAAACCTAGCGCTTAGGCTAGGTTAGTAGAAATAGTTTATTGAGAAAGATCTTTAATTTCCTGATCGCTTAGACCTAGTCTTTCCCAAATAGCATAATAATTATCATCTAAAGCAAGTTGTACAGCCTCTTTAAATTCACCAACATTTGCAGGGTACACTGGATACTCGTCATCATCTGATAACGGATAATCTTCACAGCACGTCCAAATAGCCCAATGAGTTAAACCGCTAAGCCCATTTAATTCAACAAGATGATTATTCCAAGTCCAAGTTATCAATAGAATAAAATAATCTACACTGTTCTTCCCATCTAGAAGATCAATACAATGCTGCTTAAAATCTAATTTTGAATGAGATGACTTCAAATAAGAAACCGCATTAGCAGCTTTATCCCATTCTTGTTTAGCAAATTCTTTGTTTGTCATCGTAAATATCCACTTTTCAAATAATTAGATAACTGAAACCGGTTCATATCGGGCTCATCTTTAGGAATAAACGCAGTAACAAAATTTCCATCTTTATCTATTACTACCGCCATCCCAGTGATTTTATTGTAAAAAACCCTTGAACCCTCTAATCTATATCGCCCAAACTCAATTGTTTCAACATCATTTAAATGCTCAATAATTGATTCTTGGTATCGTTTCAGCATTTTAGGATTTTTTTTAGTATTATCAAAGCCAAAATCTTCAATATGCTTAAATTTTCTATCTAACTGCTTTCTTGTAAATTTTGTCCCTTTTAATACAAATGTATCAACTTCTGGATAAATATAATTTGGATCAAATCTATAACTTAAATCTTTTAACGTCAACGGTCTCCCACTCTGATCCAACATATCCGCAAAAGTAATCACGCCTCTACGCCATAAATCCGCCTTACCTTTGCCTAATACCTGATCTTGTTGCCCTGGAGATTTGCTTTTCAACCAATTTTCGTAGTTAATCTGCTCTGATACAGGGCCATCTTGGCTTGCTCTTGTACTTGACGGCATTTCTTCCGCA